GAAAATTTTGAATTTAAATACAAACTCCACACGTCCCCGTGCACAGAGCTGTAGAGGCCTAAAAAGTTATAAAACTAATATGCTTCAGCCAAAATAAATCTTATAGATTTTTAAAGAACATGGCATCAAATGTACCATATTCATAATGTGTAACAGTTATTGGAGGCTTATATCGCCGAAAAGCCATCTCAACTGCATCACGATAGGTCTCAAAGAAAGCACGCCCATGATGGTACGCAAAACAGAGGCCATCGTAATAATTATTTCGAAGTTGCGGTATTGGGTGCATACTTTTTGTCGTCCAATTTATCAACTCACGAACCGAATCAGCATCTAATGGTGCTGTCATTACAAGAGGATGCATATCATGTGGTCGAAACTGCCGCTTGAGAAAGACCGCATCGGAAACATCAACGCTTGGAACTAGTTCTTGATCCTTAACTGCGTTGGTGTATACGATACCATATTTCTGAAAACAATCAGCCACGGTTATTCCATTAAACCACTCAATATGCTCTCCAGGCGAAATCATGTTATCATCGCCATTTATAGCTATCGATACGTGCTCATCAAAATAGGACGAATCCTTACGTCCAACTATTCCATAATCGGTTTTATCCTCCCCCAATTCCTGAAACACATATCTAAAATTTATTTCGTTACAATCTGTATCCAGAACAACTGTCTCACTATAACCAGATGTAACTCCTATTCCTTTCCTCACAAGATAAGCTGTCGATTTTGCTATGCGACGTGGTGTATCTTCATGCATGTCCTGATATTTTGATAGACATATAGCACGCTGAACATCAGTATCACACTTAGAATATTCGTCGAGAAATCCCCTCCAAACATCAAGAGTAGTTTCACAGTAACGAATACGTGAATGTACAACTTCATACATTACAAGCATCCGAGCTGCATCTTCCTCAGGACATCCTTCATAGAACGCCTCGACTTTCTTCTGTCGTGCAGCAATCACTTGTGGCTTAACTGTGCCATCGTAATCACTAAAATCACCACAAAACACACGTCGTCCTCTCCGAATCATTTTATCATACAAAGCAGTCCACATTCTACCATCCTCACAATTAATCCCAACAGTTGACGGTTGCTCAAGACATGTTGCATAAAAATATGCATCATAGTCCATATACAATCTACGCGCAACTATTGTAAAATCAAGTGGTGGATTGGTAAACAATCTCGTCTTTCCAGCTTTGATCTTAGCAAATTTCCGTCTTTCATCCTTCATGCATGCAACCCACTGTGTGTCATAAGACTCACC